GTGGTAGAAGTAAGCCTCGCATAATGAACGTTATCGTAAATCCGGCGCCGGGGCTGCGCGATTGTCCCGACACCAGATTCTGGCCCTTGGCCGTAAATACCATAACGTTACCGATATTATGCGAACCCCTAGGGATCTCTAACCGCGACGACCTGTCACCAGCCAATGCATAAAAAACGGAGCAGAAAAGCAAATAACACTAAACCAAACGAAAACGACAACGTCATCAAAAGTCATTGTGAAAGGTCCTCGAAGCCTAGGTAAAAATCCACATAAGGCGCCTCATGCCAACGCCACAAACAACCCCAGCCGTAGAGCCTACCAAGCATGAAACAACGATGAACAGCACTACCGGCAAACACTCGGCGAAGAAAACGCGGCACATCCAAACCGTCTACAACTCGCCTAAAGAGATAATACTCAAGCCAGTTCATTTCAACGTCCTAGGCATATGACTGCTGTCAGAAACGATATTGAAATTCGCACCCCGCGGGTTGCCTGAACTCGCCACTGACTGACCAGCTGGCTGTGCACCTGGAGAAGAAGAATAAGACGAACCACCGCCGGTGGTTCGTCGCTCTGAACCGAGCCGCTCCTCACCGCCGGCCGTGGTCGTTGAACCCAAGCACGCAACGGTACGTATCTCGCCGTCAAAGGTCAGCTCTGCTGCACAGGCACCGCGAGAATGAATTTGATAACCGGCAGCCAACAGATCCTTGCTGAGCAAGTTAAAACTGTGACCATCTTTAGATAAGTTAAACACATAGAACACACCCTTTTCTTCATTCCAAATACTACCTTTAATCGTAATGTCATGAAGTGAAAACGGATCATGAGTTAAGCGAGTACCAGATGCAGAAGCTTGCTTAGCAGGAACGCCATTAGTAACCACACGATTATCTTGCTGATTACTTTCACGAACAGGCTCTTTATGAGCCTGAGGAACCATAGGAGCGGTTTTAGGAGTAAGGGGATGCAGCATCGAATCAACACCGCCAGACGAGAGCAGGTAGCCGACAACACCAAGAAAAACAAAGAGGAGGATGAGAACCCTAGGCGACGTGAAGGCGTTTTTACCCGCCATGGTGTCCCGATGGACTCCAGTGGCAGTGGAGTCGTAGAGCTTGAAAACTCGCTTGTCGATTTTTCGGAGTGCAACAATGTTTGATCCATCGGTAGGAGCCCTGTTTTCAGATGCCAGGTGCATCGCTTCCTTGTAGTCCTTTTGGGTAAGGAATTTCAGGACAGCGCCCAGCAGTTTAAGATTCGAATGCTGATAAGCAGCCTCAGACGTATCCCGAATATCCGGGTGAACATATTTAATATTGGGAGTCGTGAGAATGATGTCCCAATTCCAATGACGGTGACGGGTCCAACCGTCAAGAAAGTTCATCGGACGATCAGCCGCTTTGGCAGCATCCATGCCGCCGGGAAAATCGAATTTATCCAAATCCTTGTTAGTCCACTTTTTGGGGAAAAGTGTTTGAGCTTCGTCGAAAATCAGAAAGGCGTCTCGGGGAGCCCACTGGAACCAAGAACGGATGCGTTCCATACCGTCTTCGAATTCGTGATTGATGTACATAACATCAAAAGTGTCAGGCAAATCAGGAAAAAGGCTGTGGAACTTCTCACTGCTCATACCTCGTACGTTAGTAATAATCAGACGACCGGCTTTAGCCGCTGGAACGGCATCATCCCAGACAGCGCCAGAAGTTTTATAGGAACCGTTAGGCCCATGATGGATTTTGATAGCCATGATTAACTAAGCCCCGGAATAAACTTCATTGCCCAACGAGTGGGAATCGCAGAGAAGATCAAAGTTAGCCCCTGTGGAATATTGAAGAACGCCAAAAGCTGTTGAATATCAGCAGGAATCGAAGACCAAGCAGAGGTAACGAGCGCAGTAATACCAGTCTCCTGCATGATCTCCTGAACCACCGTATAGGCAATATCAAGCATGAATATCTTGAACTCGAAGAACGAGTAGATTAGTGACTTGGTAAGCAGTTCAAGCATGGACTTCGCAAAGTCAAACAAGCCACTGGCCATGAACGTCCAAGCAGCTTGGAAAAACGTGTTTACCGTCGTAAACCAATCAGCAATAAAACCGAGGTCCATAGATCACCTATAGAAAAATAATGAACAATGCACTAACCGTGCAAACCAAAAGAATCACCTGAGAAATCCAACTCAGAGAGCCCGCATATTGATCGAGACAAAAGCTAATATCGTGACCAAGCACAGATACAGCAGGAGGACAATACAGGTGCCCTCCTCCTCCTAAATTGATATTGGAAATGGGCTTGAACAATCCGGAAAGTTTGTCTAAGCGGTCTTTGAAATCAACCTTGGCGTCATTAATTTTTTTGTCCCATTTATCGTCCTCACCATCAAAGTTACCCGGAGCAGGAGCCGTAAGCTTAGTCGCGGAATTACCACTGTTTGGAGTGCAATCCTTTACACAATCTCCAATACCATCACCGTTGGTATCGGGGTTGCTAGTGCTTGAACAGGCTTTGCCAGAACACGTAGTGCCAGTGCTAGTAGTTGCACCAGATGAATTTTTTACAGTCGTGGTCTGAGAATTAGTAACGCTAGAAGAACATGAGCCAGTGCCAAACCCATTGCAATTGGTTTGCGTTGCAGTGTTGTTAGTAGTATCTGTTGTAGTGCCGTCGGCATTCGACTTGGTCGTAGTAGTGGAAACCGTTTCAGTACCAGTAGATGTTGGAGATTTACCAGTACAACCAAAAACACCGTTAAAGGAGCCGCAATTGCCGGTGCCATCCATACCCGTATATTGAAAAACAGAGCAACTCTGACGACCCTCAGCATCTGTTACTTTCGTACAAGGCTGATCATCATTTTCAGTCTGAGGATCAGGCAAGTTGCAATTGGAAGCATCAAGACAAATATCATTTTTTGCGGCAAGACCATTATCAGGAGGCGCAGGAGTCGCAGGACGACCGTTAAGAGTAAAGCTGACTAAACAAGAGCTAGATCTAGACTCAGAACAAAGACCCTTAGTGCATTTAGCAGGAGGTACAACACAGTTGGAAGTACCCACAACGCCCTCACACATACCACCAACAGCACTCACCTTGCCTGGCGCCACACCAACGCCAGAAGCATCAACGGTGCCGTGAACAGTCAGGACCCCGCTCGGGTGCGTGGCAAGAAGATAGCTACAGCTTGCAGTAGGATCAGCAGAGAGGTAGTTAACACAAAGACCTGAGATAGCATGAATCATCGGGTTGAGCTTAGTACCGCCAGTCTGATCATCACACAAGGAGCCAACAGATACAGACGGATAATCACAAGACCCTTGAGCGGAGTTGTAAGTATAGCCAACATCACAACCGTTACCCAATTGATTGATCAAAACGCTCATATTGCTAGTACCGCCAACAACCGGAACCAAAGCATTGCAATTAAAGTGCGATGCATCAATACGAGACACGCCCGAGCTGGTGACAGAGCCAGTACCCGAACTAACTAATGTAGAAACATATTTGGCACATGCCAAACTAGCGGACGCCTCAGATATCTTAGAGCCGTACGTATAATAATAAACAGTAGTAGCAGCAGAAGCCGGAACAGCAAACAAAAAACCAAACAACGACAGCAAGACAAGTTGCCATCGGCGAGAAAAACAAGACATAAAAAAACCCCCGTTTCCGGGGGCTGGGTGTTAAAGATACTCAGCGCACCGGATACCTGAAACCAGTGCGCTGGCCATGATGATAGCGGCCAACGCAGACCAGATCACGCTGTATCAGACCTTGCGAACAAGGCTGATGATTACGCCGACGACGCAGAGAGCGGCCACACACGCGACCACAGAGCCGCCAACACCAAGGCCAGAAGCCTGAGCCGCAGTAATCGCCGCACTAGCAGCAACACCCAAATCATCAGCAAACGAAGCACTTGCACCCAGGGCGAGCGAAGTACCAGCCAGACCGACGAACAGGCGACGGGAAGAAGGAACAACAGCAAACTTCATAATTGCTTGTTTCATGTTAACCCCTGCGGAATTTCCGCAATTGAGAAATGATAATGCCGACGGCAAAACCAGTTGCAAACATCAGCAGCGTTCCGCCAAAGAACAGCTGAAACGTATTGCTGTCAAAACCACCTTGTATCAGCAAGTCAAGTTGACCTTGTTGTTCAGGCGTTACCACATACGCATCGACCCAGCTTTGAGCAGTACAGGAGACAGCCCCATCAGCGGACTGCGTGAACTGCGTGCAAGTTAGAACAGGCTGAGTCGACACTTATTAGGCCCCTGCTGTCTTTGTAGCTGCTAACGCAACAGACAGCGGGGGAACATTCTTACGACGACCTTGGCGAGGATCACAAGTGAATTCCAAACGACCATCGCGAACGTCGATAACTACATCACACTCATAAGTTCCGGGCTGAGGAACTTGATTAGCAGCCTCGGCATAGAAAGAGGTTTTCTGAGGATACGGATCATTCGGAAGGTGAACATAAGCTTCAAACATACACCAAGGCCGAGGCGAACCCGACTTAGTAGAGATACCTGAACGTTCACGGCCAGTTACTTCAACAAGGAGTGTCAACGACATAATTAAAGCCCTTTACTTGTGGGAGCCGGGTTCGTTCCCGGATTCTTAAATGCCCAGCCGGGCACAGTTACTTGCTTATCGCGACGAAACGTCAGTAGTTCGCGCCTTGAAACTTGGGACTTGACTTGATCAGCCGATATAGCCTGTAGAAAAACACGCATGATGGAATTAACGACAGCAGCAGAATCGATACCACCACGCTCAAAGTCAGCAATTTGATTCTCCACCGTAAAGCGCAGGTTTTGATAATGGACACGATCCATTAGTGGCCCATCCATTCAGCAATACAGAGAGTGCCAGTTTCGTTCCGTTCAATGAACCAAGTTTTCTCAGGCTTGAAGGCGACAAGTTTGGGAGACGCCAGAGCGGCCAAAGTCTCTGCCACTTGCTGCTTAAGTACCGGGTTCATAAACGACCGAACATGCTGCTGCTGTTCAAGCATCAAGCGCTGGCGAGGCGATATCTGAGTACCCTGATGGCTAACAGTAATCATGCAGCCACCTGCAAATGATTAGGCCGCTTGTACCAGTCTGGAGGAGAAATATTCTTAACCGGGTTGATTTCGCGCATTTCACGAATAAAAACAGTTGAAAATGTCTTCATGTCGTAAGTATTGCGGATATTGATACCAATTTTATTCAGCCGAGCAGCATGTTCCTGAACTTGACTCTTGTTAAAATCAAAGGGTTCGCCATGCATCCAAAGATGGGCATAACCAGCAGTAGCGTAAGCAGCTTTAGTGTTAGTAACAATGTTTTTCAACAGCAACTGCTGAGCAATCGTTGCATATTCCATGTTATTCACCGACATGCGTTCATCAACGCTCAAGAACTCTTTATGCAGAGTAAGGAATTTGCCTTCATCAAAGAGGCCCCAAAACGACAGATTTTCACGTTTAAGAAATTCGTCTTTTAATTCTTGTTCAAATCGAACAATGCCAACTTTCTTGCAATAATCGTAAATCTCTTGAGCATATTTAAGCTCTGGAGAACTTTCACCAAACGCCCTTCTCACTTTAGGCAAATGCTTATCGAGAATTTCAAACGACTTATCGTAAGCCTTGCGATATTGAAGACGAGCGCCTTTGCCGTGGCCGGTACTAGTCCAGTCGGTCGTTCTACCGTTCGGATAAAGGAAACCTTTTGAATGACCAAGACGCTGTGATGCAAGCCCGCGAAGATAAGAAACCTCATTGCCCTCCCCAACCGAAATATTGGTGGTGAGATCTATTCGACGGATACAGCAACCATCGGCCCAAAGTTGAGACGACTGGGCACCTGATTCGCCTTGGCGTATCTCAAAGCGCGTGCAACGGGTGAAAGCAGGAAGCCCGTATTGTCCAAGCAAATCGTTATAGACCGCGATGCATTGCTCGACTGTTTCGAAGCCCCAAAGATTGTCATGACGGTTGAGACGAGAAGGATTGCCATCAACTGTGATTCTCCGGCCAGTAATACGAATTTCGATGGTCGAACTATGACTGCCGCGATGCTTAACAGGACGATAGGCCGTATTCAAAAGCTCTTTTGTGAGCGTATCAACAGCCAGAAATGCCGTATCGGAGATCACCGGGAGGTCGTAATCAAATTCCTGAGAAACTCTGAGCCAATCGATGAACATCCATAAACCTCGACAAATCAGCTGATCTTGCATCACGTGACAAAATCACAAATGATCTTTGGCGACTTTATAGCTGAATCACACATGACAATGCAACACGTGCAAAAATGATTTAGGAAATAAATCACACGTGATGGCGAGGTGGTAGCACATGGCAAAGACGTACAGGCTTCGTGACGAGGCCGTCGAGGCCCTGAATAGCAAGCGGATAAAAATGATCGTAGAGCGCAAGGAGGACGTGAAAGAAAGCGACCTGTTAGGTGCCTTGATCTGGAAACACCTCGGCACGCTAAAGCCAGAAGACGTGAAGGCCTATCGCGATGCAGTGCTGGGAAAGGACTGACCGCGTTGATACTGAAATCCCGGGATTCCGGGGTAAAGTGGGGGTGTAACAGCACCCCCACTCGCTTCGCTCCGAAAATCCAAAACGCTAAGGACAGAAAATGCGCGCTGAACGCGACGAGGAAGAGACAGTAAGAGCCGCTAAAAGGACGCCAGAACGACGCCTAGCCTACGAGATAGCTACCGGCATCATATTGGGTGGCTTGGGACTGGCGTTGATCCAGTCAATCTTCGCGGTGATTGCATGGCAGGTCTATGTCCATGACTTGAAAATGGCCTTCTCAATACCAACTCGCTAGCAAATTGAACCTGCCGGGACCTGACCTGCGATGTCGCTAGACGTCACGGGACCGAGTTAGCCAGGTGAACCGCGCACGAAGCAAAAGCGGTTGGACAGTATGAAAAGGCTGTCCGTGTTGAATGTGCTATCAAAATTTCCTGCACCACCTGGTGCGAATCAACCATTCTGATAGCAATTTTCGTCCAGGTGCACCAGCTGGTGACGCAGAACTGCTATCAATCAAAAACATCCTTTTGCCCAGCCATTTCAGCGACCTGAACACACAGCGGCGCCAGTTGCTGGAGCAGGTAGCGAGACCGACGCAGATCCTCTTTCAATTTACGAATCTGATCATCCTGAATAGATGAGTGATCGGTAAGTTTTGACAGCTGAGAAACAGCCGCAATGAACGCCTGACTGCCGGTACCTTTACCAGTAAGTCGACGAGCCTCATGAACCAGTTCAACAGGAACATCGCGGAGAGTAAGAAGTTTAGTACCTGACATGACTGACCTTTTGCTAGCAGATTAACGATCGCGCCGGCGCGACCAGGTGACAAAATGCTAGCAGAAAGATTCAGAAGATTGCTAGCAATTTCGCACATGGTGCAACAGCTGGAGGACGTAAATTGATAGCAACCTCGTATCTAGACATCAAGACCGCACTACTGAACCTAATTAACGTAACATTTTAGAGTTACTGTATATGCGACAAACGGTCTGTTTATAGTAACGTTACCGCTACCTTATTATTGGTAACGCGACTATAATTACTCCATGGAAAGCAATCATGGAGCAGCCAAAATGATCGACCACACCGACACCCAAACCCAGCAACTTCCTCTTCAAACAAAGCGTGGCCGTGGTCGACCAAAGACAGGCACAGCACTAACTCCTGCCGAAAAACAGAAAGCCTATCGCGAGCGACATAAAGGTAACGTTACCGATAACTCAGCAGAAATCGAGGCGCTAAAAGTGCAGATCGAGGAGCTGAAAGTCGCCTTGGGAAAAGAGACAGCTGAACGCAAAAAACGCGGAAGAACCATCGTAGAACAAGCAAGAGAAATCCAAAGACTTATTAAGGTAACGGCGAACCGTGACCAAAAAACAGCCAAAACAGAGTGGGATCTTGAGTATCGCGAAAAGGGAAAGCGCACCTGGCATCGCATAGAAGGTCCAAACTTCGAGCACCGTGAAACGGCCGAAGACTTCGTCGCAGGTAGGAAAATAGACACGCCAGAACGGCAGTATCGAGTGGTAGAAGTAAGCCTCGCATAATGAACGTTATCGTAAATCCGGCGCCGGGGCTGCGCGATTGTCCCGACACCAGATTCTGGCCCTTGGCCGTAAATACCATAACGTTACCGATATTATGCGAACC